CACACTCTACGCAATGGGTGTCGGTTATCAAGAAGATGGAATTGCTGGAGCAGCTATGGGCTTGGGTGAATCTGTTCTTAGTGCGGCGATCTTTAGAAAAGCATTCATCCCTGCATTATCAGTGCTTGGCAACGGGGCTGCTATAGGTGGAGGAAGAATGATTGGTGGTTTTAAGCCAGGCTATGCTGCTGCAAGAGCAGCAACTGTTGGTAGAATCACTGGGGGTGTTGCCAGCAGCGCAGGTGCTTTTCAAGCCGCTAGAGCTGCTGGAATTGGAGCTGGTATTATTGGAGGGGGTCTTGCTGCAGGAGCAGCAGGAATAGTGGCTGCAGTAGCTAGTCCTCTTTTTTGGCTAACAAGTGCAGCGATCTATGCCGGTGGAAAAGTAACAGATTACATCGAACACAACGACAGGGCAGTTGGCAGACAACGACAGATAAGAGCGATGGAGATGGGTGCTCCAATAGCTGACCAATATGGGACAATTTCGACTTTAAGACAAAGAAGCTTGGCAGCTATACAAAACAGTCACGTTAATGGAAGAATGGCATTAGGTAATGAGGCTGCACTTCTACACTAGGAGGATTAATTATGATTACACCAAAAGGAGCCCAGTCATTTTTCAAGGGCGCTGTAGGTAAACTTGACGACTGGGTGAACCCTGGGGAAATGGACTCGGGAAAGTTTTTAGGAGATGTAGCACAAGGAGCCTTTAGCTTCTTGCAGAAAAACCCCAAGAATGCAGCCCTAGGCGTTGGAGCCGTTGGAGGAGCAGCTGGGGGTGTCATATCAAACGACAGGGATCAGCATTGGTATACTGGAGCAGCCCAAGGAGCCTTTACTGGTTCTATGATGGCAAACAAGGGGCTTTCAGGAACAGGAATGGCAGGTGCAGCACTTGGAGCCATGTATGGAATGGCTTCTGACGATACCAGCATAATGACAGGAGCCATGATAGGCGCTAGCATGGGTGCTGGTGCGAGATACTTTGGTGCTGCGAAAAAAGCCTATAAATTTGGAGACACCAAAGGATGGACTAAGCAACGAGGGAAAAGCCATGTTTATAGAGACCCCAAAAGCTATGCTCCACCAGGTAAGAATGGCAAAGCAACGACTCCAAAGGCTGCAACTAAAAGGCAAAGAGCTGGATGGGGACTGAATGCCGCATGGAATGCAGCAAAGAGAGATGTTGGAGCAGGCTGGAAAGTCGGAAAATCGAAAAGTGGTGGAACCCGAACAAATAGAGCCGGACAACAACATAGGAAAAAGCAGAGGGCAGGGTTCATGTAGAAGCGAGCAAGGTCAGTACAATGGCCAGCTCTTTAACAGCCAATAAAGATAGAAAGGAATCTGAATGAGAGATTTGAATAGTTGTTCTCAGGAATGCTTCAAGTGCATTAAAGATTACAAGAAGAAACATGCATTAATACAGGGTCAGGGATTTGATATAAATTGCAATGGTATCCCTGCTGACTACATCCCCCTGCAAATTCTAGCAAGTATACCTGAAGCAGAGAGGGAGATTGCTCTTGCAATGGTTGATCCAGTTGCATGGGCTGCCCAAACTCTTGATTGGCATTGCCTAGATCCTGATGGGGAAATCTGGAAAAGAAAAAACCCAGAAGAGTACCATGCTTGGAGGGAAAAAAACCCAGATGCAGATATTCTTGGGAATTCTAGATTCCATAGACCTTATCAAGCGACCATGCTTAGGTGTACCGCAAAGCGTAAAGTTTTTAGAATTGGACGCCAAGCAGGAAAGACAGAAACTCTTGTTATTGCAATGCTCTATGCTCTATTTACTAAGCCTGGAATTCCATCAGGTGAAGGCTTTAAGATTATCCTGATCACTCCTTATCAGGCACAAATTGATCTAATTTTTAGCAGAATGATGCAGCTCGTGCGTTCAAATCCTGTTACCCAGAATTCCATTAGAAGAAACGTTAAGGCTCCAATCTATACAGTTGAGCTTCACAACGAGAGCATCATTAGAGGTTTTACTGCAGGAACAAAGTCCGGTGGTAACGCTGAGGCCGTTCGTGGACAGCATGGCAATATGCTTGTGTTTGATGAGGCAGATTACCTTAGTTCTGGAGACATGGACGCGGCATTAAGTATCATTACAAACTACCCAAACGCTACAGTTTGGATGAGTTCCACTCCCTCTGGTAAGCGAGAGAGGTTCTTTCAAACATGCAATAGCAAGATCTTCAAAGAGTATCACTACACTTCTGAAGTAAACCCAATGTGGAGCGAAGAATTAAGAATCCTTTTCAAAGAGCAGCTTACAGAGATTGGTTATGACCATGAGATCTTAGCTAATTTTGGCGAGCAGGAACAGGGCGTTTTTCAGAACAACTACATTCAAGCAGCTAAGGGCAGATACAATTATGGGGATATACCCTATAAGAATACCTGGACCTACACTGTGGGTGTTGACTGGAATGACATAGGAAACGGAACCACAATTTCCGTCCTCGGTTTTAATCCAGCAGAGAACATGTTCTATGTCGTAGATAGGGCGGTTGTCTCTAGAGAGGGGTGGACCCAACTAACTGCATGCAATAAGATTGCAGAGTACAACAGGGTCTGGAGACCTATCGTGATTTACATTGATGCTGGTTTTGGTGGGACTCAATATGAGGTCCTTAGAAAGTACGGTTTTGACTCCCTAACTGATCCCGCAAAAGGTCCAACTCATCCCGATTCTCGATTAAGAGATATTGTTAAAAAATATGATTTCGGCAGTAAGGTTGACGTACACGATTTATTTACTAAAAGGTTAACTAGCAAGCCTGCAAAACCTTTCTTAGTTGAAAGCACAGTTCGTAGATTTGAAACCAACGATCTCAGGTTTCCTGAAAGTGATGAAAAATTGGAAGCTCAGCTTCAGGGTTATATTATTGATCGAATAACACCCACTGGAGTACCAGTATATAAAGCAGGTGATAAGTCTGCTGGAGATCACGCACTAGACGCGTTAATGCTTTCTGTGTTAGGATTCACCATGGAGGTCACTCCTCTAGGGAAGCCAAAATACGATACAGGGATTTCTTTTTCTGGAAGATTTGGTGAAACCGTTGATGCTTTGATTCTTGAAGGGGATACCGTGATTCACTCGGGCAGCAGAAAAGAGAACAACATGAGAAACAGAGACGAACAAAGACCTTCGGGTGGCAGGGATTCTGTGGTAAACAAGCAAGCAAGCCTTCTGGGTAATAGCTCTTCTCTCCCTGCCTCAAACACGCATAATGGAAAAAACAATGTGGGGCTATGGGCCTGGCCAGGTTTTGGAAGCGACTCTCCAAAGCCAAGAGTCAGAACATTAAGCGAGGCAGAAGGTGACGCAGGCAAGAGACTTGGACTCAGACCAATGGGATCAAGAAAGCCCCGTAGAAAAAAGTTTTAAATTAGGTAGGTAAAAAGATGGCATTACAAGTAACATATCAAGAAGATCCAAGCACTCCATTTAGCGAGTCTGGCACATTCTCTAATCCTCTTTGTTTTACGTTTGATGGGGTTCAAGGTGGAGTAAAGGTAGCAAATTTGCTTATTAAAAATACAGCTTCGTCTGCGGTTACAGTAGCCTCAATTTCAATCCCCACTGCAGATGGTGATGTTGAGATCAAGTTCAGTCGTGATGGCTTAATCTGGGAAGCTCCGCTTACTCTGAATGAAGAACTTCTTGCTTCTGGTACAGGGGATGACTCTATTAGTATTTATATGCAGGTCAAGACAGTGGACCTCCCAATTAATGTAAGAAGCATTAAAGATTTAAGATTGCAGATAAGCACATCATGAGTGATCCCTTAGACGAAGAAAGCAGATCGATACTAGAGTATACTCCAGAGATTGGCTATGTGGAGCCTCGTGTCATTAGCGAAGCTCCTGAGCAGATCCACTCTGAGCTTGAAAGCCCTAACGTTGGTCTTGGAGTGGCAAAGGCCACTCATATCTTGGCAAAGAATGTACAGAAGATTGCAGAGATAGTTCAAGACGAGGCAGATAAGCTTGCAGAAGGATTTTGTGTTGAGCTTGACTCTAAGGTGGATTATGCGGCAGTTGCCGCCATGCGCAGGCATTACCCTGAAGCAAGTTCTACGAAAATCTGTTACGAGCAATACAAAAAGTGCAAGGAAGAAATGAGGGTTCTTGCGAATGGAGTGTCTGGGAAGGTCTTAAGCACCATGTCTGAGGAAAACGTCAAGAAAGAGATTGCAGCAGTAGATAAGGCACTCGGTCCTGATGCTGATATGAGTTCCCTGCTTGAGGCCGTAGGGCCAAACAAGAGCAACAGGCCCGAAGATGATAAGTCTTTTCAGATTATTGAACCAATGGATATTACGGAATTCCAAGACAATATGGCGAGATATTTAGTTAATCTTTTATGGAAAAAGTTTATAAAGCCTGTTATCCCTCTCCCGCCTGGAGTTAATTTTCTCCCAGATGAGATAGCTCCCCTACCAGAAGGCGCTCCAACTCCACAACAAATGATGGGAGAAGAATAGGATGGGTGCATTAAAAGTCACATCTATTGCTGATTGCGAAATCATCATTAAGGCATTTGAGAAGGCAGCGATTTATTCTAACGATCCAAAGTCGGTCTATGCGATGACGACTCCGGTTATCTCTCGAATTAGGTCAGATGCAAGCAATGCACAGAATCAACTTGAACTACAGTTTGACACCATGGACAGGTTGAAGGTTAAAGGCGATTCTCAGAACAGGGGCAAGACGGAGGGTTTTCCGGGCGAGCGCATGCAAGGTAATTCACCACAGTACACAGGCATGGCCTTTGCGACATCTGAAACGGAAGAGCCACCACCACCCCCCGCAGAGCCTAATCAAAAAACAGACGCCTGGGATTCAATATATGGCAGTCAAGAAGATTACGATGATAAGAATTTTGGTCAAAAGTTCATGCACGATTGTGTTCCTTGCCTGGACAGAATAAGGAATGCAGAAGATTTTCACAATAAATTCTGGCTAGGAGACAACACGATTGCTGACCAGTGGCTGGGCATGATGAAGCAACAACTAGTTGGCGCAATGCAGAAGCTAGTGCAGATGGTCAACATGTTCAGAGACCTTGGCTCTGGAGCAATAAAAGATATATGTGGCTTTTTGAATTTGTTTTCTTCGTATAAGTGTCCTTCTGATTTGATTTTGATGGTCAAGGCCCTATCAGGTTTATTAGTAAAGATCTCCATTGATTTGATGGGTGATATGAGCTTCCTTATGGATATTGTTGCGGCCCTAATAGGTCCTATTATCAGTAGCTTAATACAGATGCTAAAGAACTACGTAATGGCCATTATTGACCCAATCTGGTGCATTATTGACCATTTGCAAAAAAACATAAGAGATGTGGCTACTGTTGGTAAAGAAACAATGAATCTGATGCAGGAGATTGGAGAGTCTGAGTTGGGACTGGAAGGGACACAGTCGTCAGAAGTTGCTGCCGAAGGGTTTTGGAAAGGAACTTTACCAGATGTTGATCCAGTTGGTAAAAAAATCTCTTCTGTTAAGTCTCCCTGGACTGGAAAAGTAATACTTCCTGGATTGGGAGGGATTGGAGTTGTTAATCAACGACAAGGCCGCACAGATATTGGAAGTGCCAGTTATCAAGACGGATCCCTGATGGAAAGTCTTGGCTCTAAGAATAGGGATATTAGTTATCATAGGTTTCTTGAGCTTGATCAGAAAAAATCCAATTTGGAGAAACTACTAGAGGACGGCAAGAAGATAAATCAACGAGAGTACAAGACGATCGAAGAGGAGTGGGACAGGCACGGCGTAAATAAGGTTATCAGAGCTACTGACGAAGCCATGGACTGGGTTGATAAACAACAATCAAACGTTACAAGCATAATAACGACTGTTACGAAATACCTCATGGAGATGGCCTTATGGATCGAAAACTTCCTAAGGGATTGGTTAAAAGAATTTGGTCGACTTATTGGAGATAGCTTCACCTTGGATGTAGGGTTCTTGAAAAAGCAAAGCAAAAAACTCACAACACTTCAGCTCATATCAGTGCTGATGGGGGCTGTCACATTTATTACCCAGAGTGGAGACCTTAAGGAAAGATGTAGCAACCAGGAAGCCTTACAGCAGGCACTAACCTCTGCGTTTGGTTTCGAAAAACTTGTTGTACAAAATGAAGATGGTAGCATATCGATAGTTGATAGCGCAACAGCCACAGAACAAGAGAGGCAGGACGCCTGGGATGAGGCGGGAATAGACGAAACAGAGAACACCTCAGTCGATGCCTTAACAACAAGTCTTGAGAGTATATTTACTTCTCCGACAGAGATGGTATTTTCATGCAACAGACTACCCTCTTCGTTGCAAAATGCCGCGCAAGTAAATAAATGGATTGAAGAGCTTAACGGAACTTCCGTATAAAAAGGGATACGCAATGAAAATATTTGGAATCGAATTTAAATCAAAAAAAGAAAAACCAGAACCAGCAGAAATCATCGAGGACAGGGTTCCTGAAGTCAAGGCAATCATTGTCCCAAGCAAAAAGCCTGCACTTGTTCCTCCGGTAAGAGATCCGGCTGTTCATTACTACTCAAACACCAACCTCTCAAGAAGAAGCACTTTTCAGCTTCCCGAATATGATCTTGCAGAGATCGGCAGAGTAGAGGACGTAGAAAGTTTTGCCAGACAAGCATTCGACAAGAAGGTGGCATTAATGTTCAAGGAGGGGTGGGACATTGTTGGCAAAAACCCTAAGCATATTCGCTATATACAAACAAGATTAGAGCAGATTGCTCAAGCATCCTCGCTTCCAACACAAGCCTTGTTCAGAAACGTTGGCTCTTCATTGATTCGAAAATCAAACTGTTTTGTAGTCAAAGTCAGAAACCTGGAAGCTTCTGGAGGCAAACCAAGGGTAAACCTAACAGGCAAGTCCAACACCCTTGTAGTCCCTGTTGCTGGTTACTTTGTAGCCGCTGCAGAAACAATGGAATACAAGGTTGGCGGGAACCAAATTAGCAAGTGGCGACAACGAATGCCAGACGGGTCAAAAAAAGAGTACAACAAGAAAGACATGATTCACTTCTATATGGATAGAAAAGAAGGATTTGTTTTTGGAACACCAACGATAGTCCCTGTCTTGGATGATATTCGAGCTTTACGTAAAATCGAAGAGAACGTAGAGCTTCTGATTTATCAGCACCTATTCCCCTTGTTCCAGTATAAGGTTGGAACTGCAGAAGCTCCAGCAGGAATCACGGAAACCGGACAAAGAGAAATCGATGTTGTCAGACAAGAGATCCAGTTTATGCCCTCCGAAGGTGGCATTGTCACTCCAGAGCGTCACGAGATTAGCACGGTGGGCGTAGAAGGCAGGGCTCTTAGAGCTGAAGCCTATCTTGAGTATTTTAAGAAAAGAGTTATTTCTGGTCTTGGAATTTCTGCTGTTGACCTTGGAGAGGGCTCTACATCAAACAGGTCAACTGCTGACAATATGTCTAGAAATTTAATTGATTCAGTTAAGAACGTTCAACAAATAATGGAGTCTTTTGTTAATCAGTATATTTTTAATGAGTTGCTTCTAGAATCAACCTTTGGGGATGATGTTCTTAATGAAGAGAATATTGTAAAGTTAAAGTTCAAGGAAATTGATGTTGATTCTCAAATCAAAAAGGAGACTCACTTAGCTGATCAATTCAGTAAAGACATGATTACGCATGATGAGGGTCGACGGCGGATGGGCTATGAGCCATTGATCATCCCGACTCCTGAAGAGATAGACAACGAGCAGGACATTGCAGCGAATTTTCCAGAATGGCACAAGACTCGTTGGAAGATGTTCGAGATGCCGAAACTACTGATTCAGGCACTTGATGAGCCTTACTCTCCCGTTTCAAAAGCATTAGCAAGGGATAATTCAGTCAGCATGACCTCTGGGGATTTTTCCCAATCTGCTGGCGAACAGCAGTCAAAAGAGCTAGAGCTAGTTAAGGCTAAAAAGCCAGATCCAAAACCCGTCACCGAAGTGGCTAGGAAAAAAGATGGCTACCTTACCAACACCTTCGTTCAAGCAAGACAGGACGTTCTGTACAGAATTTCTGTAAAAAACAAACTAGAGCAGGATTGGATTGCTGCATTGATTAGAACAGAGTTGCTAACTTCCGTTCAGACACTGCTCTCTGAGCAGCTACTTGCGTATAGAAATGGCTATGGAAAGCACGCAAGTGTTTACGATCCGCGCTTTATGGAAAGCACGATGTCTGCAAGAACCTTCTTTAGGGATAGACTAGAACGCTACATCTATAGATTAACGGAAGAGATCGTCTCTTCTTTGAGGCGGAACGTCAAAAAGGATTCTTCTTTAGATGAGTTGATTTCAAAGACTAGGGCTATATTCGATTCATTTGAATTTAGAACAAGGTTCATTGAAGATGTTGAAATTAGGAAAGCGTTTAATTTTGGTGAAGTTATTGGGCAAAGAGATCTTGGAATTCAGTCCCTGTATGTGTATAGTGATGAAGGCACATGTGAAATTGGGAATGCACTTAAAGGGAAACAAATACAATTAGAGAATATCACCTTAGAAGATGTCCCCCCTTTTCACGCCAAGTGCAGTTATAGGTTGATTCAAGGCACCTAAAAAAGAACTTTTAGGTAGACGAGTATTGTGTTAAATTTAAAAATGCTGTAAAAACTTGATTCTTTTAGGAAATAAGTTTAATATAAGAAATTGACACCCTTAAATCATTAGATAAATAAAGATTAGATTATATAGATCATATAGATTAAATTAGAAATTAGAGCCTCACATCGGAGCAATATTTTTATGAGTAATCAAAATCACCTTAAGATCAGAGACTTAGTGAAGTTTTCCTTGGTTGATCAAAAGTTAATTAGTGTTCGTGACGATTTTAACAACACCTCACATTTTGAAAAAACCAAAAATCTCAATCAAGATAATATGGGAAGCCTCCTGTCTCTCGGGCAAACGAACCCACTAAGACAAGGACTGCAGGTACGCATTGCTGCAACTCATGCGGGTGTTATCACCAGAAATAATGGTTTCTATCTTCCAGATAGCATGAAAAAGGGGGCCTCCTCTTTCACGGACGGTTACCCCAAGCCAGTCCTGCTACACCACGAAGACCACAAGGACCCTGTTGGAAGGATCATAGCTGCTGACTATCGAGACACTTCTCAAGGAGTCGCAGAACACTACAATGGTATGGTCGTAAAAAACAAGCATGGCGAAGAAGTAGGAACTATTACCGATCAGCTCATAAATGACTTTGTGGGCAACCGAATGCCGTTTGGCATGCAAGTCGAT